GGTGGAAAGCCCCAACACCTCCGGCGGCGAGATGCAGTTCCTCACCTACCAAACCCTGGCCATGAGCCGCGAGCGCCGCATCCCCACCTATCGCTCGGCCCAGGGTCTCAAGCTCACCGTGTTCGACGACCCGGCGCTGGCCTGGTACGCCACCGTCCAGGCCGCCAGCGTGGCCAGCCAAACCGCTTTCTGCGGCAAGGCGGAACTGAAGTCCGGCGCCAAGCTGTTCTTCTCCGGCTACTGGTCGTTGCAGGAAGTCCCGACCATGGAATCCGGCCAGCTCATGAAGGCGGATATCGATGTCGCCTACTTCAATACCGTGGTGCGGTACGCGAGCTGATATGGCGGACCTGTTCACCCTCGATCCGGCGCCCACCTTCACCTGGCCCGTGCGCCTTACCGCGCCGGGCGGGCAGGCGCGGGAGCTTGTCGTGGAATATCGCGCCAAGACCCGAACCGACCTCAAGGCCTGGCTGGAAAAAGCCAAATCCACGCCCCACGGCATCGAAGCCGATGCAGACATCCTCATGGAAATCATGATCGGCTGGGAGTCCTGCGCGGAGCCGTTCAGCCGCGAGGCCCTGATGCGCTTGCTGGATGGGCACTACAACGCCGACAGCGAGTTGCTGTCCGGCTACCTGGACGGTCTGAGCGGCGCCCGCCGGGGAAACTGAGGGCGGCGGCGGGGCGACTCAACGCCCCGCCGCCGGAGCGAGACGCCAAGATTCTAGCGACTTATGGCCTGCGGCCAGAAGATTTCCCGGCGGCGCCGGAGCCTCTGGCCCTGTGGCCGGACAACGACCAGGCCGTGGCCCTGTTCACCCGCCTGTCCACGCAATGGCGCGTGGGGCCGGTGGGGCTGATCGGTTTGGATTACGCCGCCCTGCCCGTGGTGATGCGCATGATGGCGGTTCCCTGTGGCGAATGGCCCGCCCTGTTCGACGATTTGCGCACCCTGGAAATCGAAACGCTGCGCCTGAGCGCCGCCAAGCAAAGAGGGATATGACATGGCTTTCGCCTCGTTGACCATCGATCTGAACGCCCGCCTTGCCAACATCGAGTCCGACCTGGGCAAGATGGCGCATCTGGCGGAGAAGCAGAACCAGCGCATGCAAACGGCCTTCGCCAAGACCGGCCAGGTGGCCGCCGCCGCCCTCAGCGCCCTGGGCGTGGGCGGCTTGGCCGCTTTCGTGAAAAGCAGCATCGATGCCGCCGACAATCTCAACGACCTGAGCAAGAAAACCGGCGTGGCGGTGGAATCGCTGTCCGGATTCGACCTGTTGGCCAAGTCCTCCGGCGCCAGCCTGGAAGACATCGCCACCAGCGTGGGCCGGCTCAACAAGTCCATGGGCGAGGCCGCCGGCGGCAACAAGGAAATTGCCGCCACCCTGAAGGCCCTGGGCGTCACCGCCAAGACGCCCGAGGAAGCCCTCTACCAGATTGCCGACGCCTTCGGCCGCTTCAAGAACGAAGGCGACAAGGCCCGCGCCCTGTCCCAGGTGCTGGGCCGGTCGTGGCAATCCCTGGCCCCGGCCCTGGCGGAAGGCGGCGCCGGCATGCGCGCCATCGTCGAGGAAGGCAAGCGCCTGAACCCCGTCACCCGGGAGATGGCGGAGCAGGCGGACAAGTTCAACGACGCCATGGCCCGCTTCAAGGTCGAGGCCGCCGGGGTGGGGACCAGCATCGCCACGGAGATCCTGCCCGCGTTGAACAAGATGCTCGGGGATATGAGCGAGGGCATCAAGATTTTCGGATCGTTCGGCAATGCCTTGATGAGCATCGGCCTGGGCACAAATCCATTTGATTCGGTGACGGAAGGGCTGACGAAGTACCGCGCCGAAGTGAAGCGACTGAAAGGTCTTCAAGCCGGGGCGCGGCCTGAATTCGCGGCCATGCTCGATCCGCAAATCAAGGAAGCGGAGAAGAAGCTGGACTGGTACAAGCACTTGCAGGGCCAGCAGGCCCTGGCCTTGAATGATCAATATGGCACCGGCAATTACAAGATGCCCAGCGCAGCGGCGCCGAAGAAGATCAGCCTGAAGTCGTCCGGGGCTGGAAACAAGTCCGGCAAGACCGGAACAAGCGCCGCGCGCATGAGCGAGACGGAATGGGCCATGGAGGAAACGGCCCACATGACCCGCACCCTGTACCAGATCGGCGAGGAGATGGAGGCCGCGCGCCAGGCCGCTTTCGAGCGCGCCACCGAATCCGCCGATGCCTGGCAGGATTCCCTGGACGCGGCCAACGCCAGGTTGAACGAAGCTGCGCGGGGCTGGAAAGACCTGATCGACCCGGTGGAACAATACCGCCGCGAACTGGCCGAGATCGACCAGCTCCAGAGCGAGGGCCTGTTGAACGCTGAACAGGCGACCGAGGCGCGCATGATCATCAACGAGCGCATCGATGGCATCCACAAGACCAACGACGCGCTGGAAAAGCAGAATTCCATCGGCGAGGAACTGGGCTTGACGTTCTCCTCGGCCTTCGAGGACGCGGTCATCGCCGGCAAGGATTTCCAGTCCGTGCTGGAAAGCATCGGCCAGGACATCACCCGCATTTTCCTGCGCAAGATGGTGACCGAGCCGCTGGCCGACGCGGCCTCGGGCCTGTTCAAGGGTTTCGACTTCGGCAGCATCTTCGGCGGCGCGCGTGCCGCGGGCGGCCCGGTCTCCGGCGGCACCGCCTACCTGGTGGGCGAGCGCGGCCCGGAGCTGTTCGTGCCGAAGAACGCCGGCAACATCGTGCCCAACGCGGCCGCGAATAGCGGCTCCCGCGCCGTGGTCATCAACATGAACGTCCAGGCCAGTGACGCCGGCAGCTTCCGTCGCAGCATGGGCCAGATCAAGGCCGACCTCGCCTTCGCCGTCGGCTCCGCGCAAAGGAATATGTGATGGCCTTCCTCGAATCGCCGCGCTTCCCCGAGGCCGTGTCCTACGGTTGCCAGGGCGGCCCCACCTGGCAGACCGCCGTCATCGCCGTGGCCTCCGGGCACGAGGCGCGCAACCAGGTCTGGTCGGCGGCGCGCCACCGCTACGACGTGTCCCACGTCTACCACCAGAGCGACAACGGCAAGCTGGAATTGCTGCGCGCCTTCTTCCTGGCGGTGCGCGGCCGCCTGCATGGCTTCCGCTTCCAGGACCCACTCGACCACGAGGCCGCATCGGGTGAGGGCCTGCTCACCGATCTGGGCGGCGGCGACTATCAGCTTATCAAGCGCTACACCGCCGGCAGCAGCGTCTACGATCGGGACATCACCAAGCCGGTGGCCGCCACCGTGGTGATTGCCGGCGGCGGCACCTACAGCCTGGACGATACCACCGGCATCGTCACCCACTCCGCCGGGGCAGCGCCCACGGGCTGGACCGGCGAATTCGACGTGCCCTGTAGATTCGAGGCCGACACCATGGCCGCCAGCCTGGAAGCGCCGGGCCAGTTCGGCCACTGGCAGGCCATCGGCATCATCGAGATCAGGCCGTGAGCGATACCACCACCACCTGGACCACCTGCCTGAAGATCACCCGCGCCGACGGGGTGACGCTGGGCCTGACCGAGCTGGACCGGGCCCTGACCATCGACGGCCTGACCTACCTCTCCGCCTCCGGCTACACCCCCACCACGCACAGCAGCAGCGACGGCCTGGCGGTGGACAACGCCGACGTGGAAGGTCTGCTGGCCGCCGCCGGCATTGAGCGCGAGGACATCCGCGCCGGTCTCTACGACCTCGCCGAGATCGAGCTGTTCATCTGGGACTGGCAGGCCGGCACCCAGGTGAAGCTCATCGCCTCCGGCAACTGGGGCGAATGCACCTTGCATCAAGGCCGCTTCGTCGCCGAATTCCGCAGCCTGGCGCAGAAGCTGCAGCAGACCGTGGGCCGCATCTACACGGCGGCCTGTGACGCCGAGCTGGGCGATGCCCGTTGCCGGGTGAATACCGCCGCCCTCACCGTCTCCGGCACCCTCACAGGCCAGACCAGCCGCACGCAGGTGGTGGACGCCGGCCGGGCCGAAGCCGATGGCGCCTGGCGCGGCGGCCTGCTCACCTTCACCTCCGGCGCCAACGCCGGCCGCGCCCACGAGTTGCGCGCCAGCCTGGCCACCGGCCACCTCACCCTGCTGCTGCCCCTGGCCTACGACACCGCCATCGGCGACGCCTACACCCTGGCGCCGGGCTGCGACAAGAGCCTGGAAACCTGCCGCGACGTGTACGCCAACGTGGACAACTTCCGCGGCTTCCCGCACGTGCCCGGCACTTTGGAAGTGCTGCGCTTCGGCAAGCGATCCTCATGAGCGCCTTGATCGCCGCCGCCCGAGCCTACCTGGGCGTGCCCTTCGTCCACCAGGGCCGCAGCCGCCACGGCCTGGACTGCATCGGCCTGCTGGTGTGCGCCGCCCGGGATGCCGGCGCCCGCATCGAGGACCGCGCCGACTACCCGCGCGATCCCAACGGCCTGCTGCCGATTGAGATGGATCGCCAGTTCGACGCGGTGGACGCCAAGGCGCCCGGCGACATCCTGCTCATGCGCTTCGCCGGCGAGCCCCAGCATATCGCGCTCTACACCGGCGCCA